CCTGAGGCGTTAAAATCCTCGGCGGTTACGGGTGCGTCGGAGACGGCAAAGGTCATCCCCTTTGTGACTTCATACTTACTGGTCATGGTTTCTCCAGTTAAAAAAAAGACCGCCGGAGCGGTTTATTATGGTGGGTAAAGTTAAACGGTTACCTGAAATTCGAGCGTTGCCCGGTGATAGCGCAGATCTGGCTCATAGCCCGGCGTTTTCACAATGCTTTCCGGCTTCAGCACCTGCAGTGCATCAAGCGCCATATTCCTGATCGTGCGCGCTTCAGCGATGGTGCTGGAATAGACATCAACCTGCACAGAAACGGCAGATTCAGCCTGACCGCAAAGAACGTCTGCGGCCACGTCGGTAATAATCGAGAAAATTACCCAGGGCGGAGAGACTGAAGGCTTCCCGTCACTGCCGAGCGGCGCAACGTAAGGATAAACCTGCCCTCCGGCAAGCGGCGCCAGCAGAGGATAGAGATCGTCTTCCGTCATTTGCTTAACGCCTCGTCAATGGCCTGGTTCATGCGCTTGATTGCGACCTCCGTCGCCTGCTCCTGGCGTACATCGAACGCGGGGCGAATGAAAGGGTGCGGCGGCATGTTAACGGTACCCATTTCTACGAATCGCCAGTAAAAGGCATTTCTCGGGTTATTCGCCTTCATCGTGTTATCGCTGTTCCCAGTGCGCGGGTTAACACCACGAATGTGGACGCCTGAAGAAATTTCCCCGCGGCGGCGGCTTTTTTGGGTAACCACTACCACGTTTTTTTTCAGTTTCCCGGTACGCACCGGCGCGCGGGCGATCACTTCTTCCTTAAGCACTTCGGCGCCAGCGCGCGTGGCATCACGCAGAACCTTGTTGTTTTCAGCGCGGCTAAGCGCCTCCAGATCCTTTGCGATGTCATTCAACCCAGAAAAATCGAGACTTGTCTCAATCATTTTTCGGACCCCTGTTTGCAAAGAATTTCGAGCTGAATACCACGAGAATCAGGGATTGGCGGACCAATAATATTCAAAATGGCCCCCTTGAACGGGCCAATCATCACCCTGAGTCTGGACGCAGCAGTTATATCGCTACGAAATCGTGTCCATACCCTGATAGTGGCGACGGCAGTTTCAGCGCCTGCAGCTACCAGTTCACGCCCACTGATACCCTTAACTTCTGCCCAGATTTCTGCGCCGTCATGCCAAGTTTCAATAGGCTGGCCAGAAGGATCTCTCGATGTTGTGATGTTCTGAACCACCACCCTGTCTCTCAGTCTTCCAGCCTGCATAAAGTCCTCCTATACCCCGTAAATTCTGTATGGCTGCAGAAGAGCCTCTACGGCGAAAGGCACCGCTGATGTAATATTTCCGATGTTCACAGCCTCTCGGTTTGCATACCAGTGACCAATCAACAGTAGCATTGCCGCCTTAACATCATCATTCAGTAGAATCGGATCCGGGTCATCTGCGTAGCCAGGGGAGCTTTGATTTTCATAGAGCGTTCGCCTTGTCCATGTCTGGACGTAACGCGCCGCCGCACCTGTGTAAATCTCCAGCAGAGCATCATCACCCGTAAAGTCGGTATCAATGCGGCAATGCTGTTTCACCACATTCTGATCAAGCATCTGTTTGCCCCAAAAAAAGCGGCCCGAAGGCCGCAATATTTATCAGCTCCCCGCGCCGGTGCTGAATGAACCGTACACGAACGCCTCAGGGCGTTTCACAGCCAGCGCCAGACGTTCTTCGCAACGGATGGTGATCATGTTTTTCTCGAAGTCGTCGGCGTTCTCCGTGGAGATAACCACGTTCGCATCTTCGCGGTCGAAGATTTGCGCCCCAGCGTTGAAAGCACCAGTCAGGAATTTACCCTGGAAGGCCGCCGCTTCCGTGGCTACAACCGGCAGGCCCCAAAGCGTCGGTCCAGTCAGCGCCGCAGGGTTAGCCAGAATGTATCGGCCCAGGCTGTCTTTGGTCAGTTCGATCCGCGCCCAGTCAATGAAGTGAAGAACGTGGCCGGATGCCGGGAAGCGCGCCAGTTGCGCCTGCAGCATTGCCAGACGCAGATCGTCAATACCGCTCTGCTGTTCTACAGTAAACGCCGGGTTAAATGCCGACGCCTGAGGAACAATGCCGTGCAGATGCACGCCGGTACCATCACCGAAGAGAATTTCCTGCTCTTCCGCGTACTTCAGTCCGTAGCGCATTTCTGCATCAACGGTTGACTGCAGCTGTGCGAAGTCATCCAGGATCTGCTTTGAGGCTTTGAACAGGTGAGCGATGGTGCTTACGCCAGTGATTTTCGGCGTAAACTCAATTTCGCTGTATGGTTTCTGTGTATTTTCCGGAACCACTTTCGCGTTGTTGGTAAAGCCAGTCTGTTGCACCCAGAAAATAGCAGGGGAGGAAGTGCGACCAGGCGCAATCAGATCGCGGATAAACAGGCGCTGTTTCGGTGCCGTATCAATACCCGGCAGGCGTTGTGGCTCCACAACACCATCAGGCACATCAGCAGAAGTCAGTGCCGCCTTAACTGGGATACTGATACGTTTGCCACCTTCCACCCCGGAGGCAAAGGTTTTCAGCGCTTCAGCAGAGATCACCTGCTGACCGATTGACTCCACAACATGCTTCGCGTTTGCCAGCGGCATCTGGGCAACATGTTGCTCCAGTTCGCCCATAGCTGCCTTCAGCGTTTTTTCTGCTTCGCGCAGGGCGTTGAACTCAGAAGCCATTTTATCGACGGCTGCCTTTGTTTCTTCAGACAGCTTGCCGGACTTCTGCGCCTCTTTGAGCGCGTCTTCTGCTTTCGCGTTGAACTTGCCGGTTGCCTCTTCAATGCTGGCCGTGACTTTTTTCAGAATATCGTTTACTTCAGACATAAAGGGTCCTTATTTGACTAACGCCGCCAGGGCGATTTCAAGTGAATTGATGGTTTCAGGTTTGATGTCTTCGGCAGCGCCCGGCGTACCGTTGTTGGTGGTGACAGCGCCAGGCATGCCACCGGATAAGGCTTTAATGAGTTTTCTGCGCTCAGAGCGCGGTGTGTTGGTCTTGGCCAGCAATGCATCAAGTTTGCGAAGCGCGGCAGCAGGCGAATCGTCGCCGTCGCTGACCGCATCAGCAGAAAGCAGGCTGTCTGCCAGTCCCTTCGCCACAGCATCACTGCCACCGATATAGCTTTCCGCGTCCATCAGCTTCTGCACAGCGGCCATATCAAGGCCGGAGCGCGCCGCGTAGATGTCAGCCATAGCGGTATCGAAGGGTTCCAGTGACTGTGCCAGTTCTGCAAAATCATGGCGGTTTCCCATCGCATATACCCAGCAGTTATGGATCATCAGGAAGGCACCGCGGCCAATCTGAATATCATCCCCGGCCATCGCAATTATCGAGGCGGCGCTGGCGGCAATGCCCAGCACCTTCACCGTTACACGGCCTTCGTATTCGCGGAGCAGGTTATAAATAGCCAGACCTTCGAACATGTCCCCGCCCGGCGAGTTGATATTCACCGTAACGTCGGCACCGTTCATCGCCCGAAGCGCACCGGCAATTCGTTTAGCTGTTACCCCTTCGCCCCAGTAGTCCTGACCGATAACATCAAAAACAGAAATGCTGTTATCGTCGGTGCCCGCCGCTTTGATCCCACCGTCCCAGCGGTCCAGTGCAGACGGTAATGTTTCACAGGTAACGCGCGCGCAGGGGCGACCCGCCGGTGCTACCGGAAGTTGTTTTTTGCTCATCAGGAAAGTGCTCCTAAGCGGCCTGTTTCAGCGGAGATTGTTCAAAGGAAATGTCGGGGAATACGTGGTTATGCAACTCTCGAAGGGCAAGGGCCTGAACTGCAGGGTTGCTGCTTTCGAGATTTTTCAGTTGCGTCAGGTTGAGCTGAACGGTGTAAATGTCGCCTCCTTCAATCGGCGGCATGTTCTCAAGACGACGAACGTCATTACGGGACATCCAGCCATTTTGAAGCGCGCTGGTATAGTATGCCGCGCGACCGGCACTATCCGCTCGCAGTAGACCTTCAACAGAGAATTCTGCAAACACTTCATCGTCACTGTCGAGTAAGCACCGGCCAATTTCCTGCTCAATATTAACCAGCAGTGGTCGAAGTGTATGAGTCAGAAACTGCAGGTTCATGCCTTCCAGGCTTGATGCCCAGCTGCTTTGTTTTGTGGTGTGTCCAACCATGAAAGGCGGCACGCGAAACCAGCGGCAGATTTCTTCAATACTGAAAGAGCGGCTTTCCAGCATTTGGGCATCTTCAGGATTCATGGTAACGCCCTGGTACTTTAGCCCTCCCTCCAGCACCATTATTTTTCCGGCGTTCTTCGAGCCGGTGAACTTTGCCATGTACTCCCGGAGCCTTTCCCTCTGCTCATCGTTTAATGCTTGTTCCGCTGTCAGGAATCCAGAGCTTTGTAACCCTTGCTCGAATATTTTTGCCGCAGACTCTTCTACCGCCATTGCAGAACCGATCACATCGCGGCCTGTTTTCATTGGCATCATGCCGCAAACACCATCCAGACCGAATCCGCGAATGTGCATGATGTTTTTGATGGGAATGACGCGTTCGCTACCGTTTTCAGTGTATTTGTATTCCAGGGCCCCGGTAGTGAGACGTTTTACCACCATGTTCTGCGGCAGCAAAGGCACCAGCGAAACAAGGCGATTTGCAATGAATTTCTTCTCAATAAAGGCGTTCCCGCGCAGACAAATACTGGCGACCACCATCAACATAAAGCGTGATGGTGTCATTTCTGAATTGGGTCGGCGGCAAAGTATCGAATAGGCCGGATGATCGGTTGCCGCTTTACGCGAACCGTCAGGCTGTCGAACGTATATTTTCAGTGGAAGGGTTGAAATAGACTCGCTTAACAGTCTTACGCATGCCCACACAGCCGATAGCTGTATGGCTTTATCGGCCGTTACCACCTTTCCGCTGCTACTGGTGCCAAACCATTCCTCCCAGAACGTGCCGGTAGTCAGGCTGATAGGCACACCGAGCCAGTTAAGCAGAGCGCTTTTCACCCTGCCTGGCTGTTTGTTTTTTTTCATCAGAAACCTACCATGATGGGATTGTTGAAGAATCCGGAGAGATCCTGCTGGTCGTTGCCACCGTTAACCAGAACGCGGCTCATTGCGGTGAACAATGCCGCCGGGCCGTCAATCTTGGCCTCTGGTGTGGACTTGTTCGGAAAAATGTTTTCGTTCCTGTCGGGTTTGACGGTTACGTTAGACATCATCCAGTTCATTACCGGGTGATCGCTGTGATGGAAACGACCACCGTATACCAGCGCCTCGACCTCTTTCATGGCCTCAGAGAAATTGCGAACCGTCTGCGGTACTTCCACCAGCGGCAACCCTTCTTCTGCCAGCGCAAGGCTGAACTGCGTCGCACTCCACGGATCGAAGCCAATTTCTTTCAGGCTCTCGCCAGCAACCCACACCTGTAGCTCTTCCTTAATCTGAGCATGGTCGATTACATCCCCATCGGTAAGGATCAGCTTATCCATCTCGGCCCATTTACGATAAAGCTCTGCCATCTGGCGTGAACATTTCTCAAGGCGTCCTTCCGGTAGCCAGAATTTAAAATCCGCATGAACATGTCCATCCGGTGCGCGCCAGACTTTAGCGGCCGCACAGATATCAATTTTGTTTGACAGATCAACGCCCACCCAGGAGGGATAGGTTTTAAGCTCGTGCTGCGGGGCGATAAACTCGCATTTTTCCCATTTCATCATGTCCATCCAGGCAGACTCAGCGGTAACCCAGATATTCATGTGTTTGGTGAAAAAGTTAATCCTGGCCGAAACCTGCTCTTTCGCCTTTTTAGCCAGGCGGCGCAGGTCATCCCAGCGCTTACAGATACCCAGCCCCGGATTCGCCTTCTGCCAGACTTTTTCATCAAAGGGATCGTCACCTTCATCTAAGGTGTAGATGATGGCAAAAAACGTATCGTCTTTTACCAGACCACGCAGCACCTTGATGGCGTAATCACGCAATTCGTAGCAGATGCCTTCTTTGTTGAAACCGGCGGTGGTGATACCGAAAAGCAGCGATTGCAGACGCGCGCCGGTGGCCGTCTCGAGAACGTCCCAGACGTCACGGGTTTTGTGAGCATGCAGCTCGTCGACGATGGCGCAGTGGATGTTCAGACCATCGAGGTTGTTCGCATCTGATGATAATGGCTCGAACTTGGAGGCAGTTTGCTCCTGGTAGATAGCGAGCTTGTTGAATTCGAAGATCCGCCCAAGAGTGGCTTTCGCCTTCTTGACCATATTCTTCGCGTCTTCAAAAACAATTCGCGCCTGGTCACGGGTGGTTGCAGCGGAATAAACCTCCGCACCGCCCTCGCCGTCGGCACCAGCCATATACAGCCCCACGCCGGAGCAAAGAGTTGATTTAGCATTTTTACGGGCCACCTCAACATCTGCTGTACGGAAGCGCCGAACCATTACTGGACGACCGCTGCCGTCGTTACGCAGGACGGTTTCTCCCGTTTCTTCGTTAACCAGCGGGATAACGAAACCAAAAATATTAATCAGGATGAAAACGTGCCAGTCCATCAGCTCAATAGGCTGCCCTGCCAGCGCGCCTTTTACGTGAGGCACAAAATTATAGAAATTCAGAATGTGCTGCGCGCGCGGCTCACTGAAGAAAATACCGCGCTCTTCGCCGTTTGCCAGATCGTCAAGAAAACGCTGACAGGCAAGGCGCACATACTCACAGGCAATAATTTCCCCCGCCACCACCCTCTCGGCGTAGCGGATGCCTTCTGCAACCTTAGCCATTAATCCCTCGCTTTCATAAACTCGGCCAGCGGGTCAACCGCATCAGGACCTTTTGCATTCACTTTCGAGCGGCTGGCTGGCGTCATGCCGAACTCACCAAGCATGGCGCGCAGACGTTTCCAGGCATCAGCTTTCATGATGGCGGCGGGATGAGCCTTGATCAGCACATCCCCGCTCTGCGTTTCGGTCCGGTAGGTGTAGCCCTCAACTTCAAGCGTGTCGCAGTGATGCCGGTATTCGGTATAAGCCTCAACCAGCAGCTCAAGGGCTCTGGCGTCCAGCTGAGACATCACACCGATAGCATCGAGCTCCTCGGCCATCCGTTTAAACCAGTATTTCCCCTGCTTGCCGAAATGCTTCGGCGTTGGGGGTACCCCTGCGGCGGGTTTTGGTTCGTTCTCATTGATTGGGCGTTTTGATGGGTTACCCCTCACCAAACGTAGATGGGTCGGGGTTTTCGGTGGTCCAGACATAATCGAAAACTCCTATTAATCATCGAATGGGGGACCCCTAAAAAAGTTTTCTAACCTGCGGCGATGTGAAAAGAGGTTAGGCGGCGGTCCTTTGGCGCGTCGTTCCTGAACTTTCAACCCGCCCTCCCCCTCGGTCGATTCAAATGAGAATTGATGTCATTTGAGTCTTTCGACCGCTGTTTTCGCCCTGTGGCAGGGCTTGCAGAGGCTTTCAAGGTTGGACAGGTCATCGGTCCCCCCATTTGCTTTGGCGGTGATGTGGTCCACCGTCTCAGCGGGTGTATACCTTCCATTTCGCAGGCATTCCTGACAGAGGTGTTTATCCCTGTCGAGAACGATTGGGCGAAGCCTGTCCCACTTACTGCCATAACCGCGCTGGTGCCTGCTCTGTCCTCGCTGATGCTGCTGCCAGCCTTCGTTAAGATGCCTGGGACAATAGCCAGAGCGGTCTGTGGTTGTTCCAGGACAGCCACGCTTGCGGCATGCTCTCGGTATTAACGCAGGCATCAGGCTAACCTCCACGCCCGACGGCGTTCTGTTCGTGGCGCTGAGTCAGGGTGACACTCAACTGATTCAAAGTCTGCATGGTCCACCAGCGAGTAACACGGATAGACCACTGCACCGCCCCACGCATCACCCACGGCATAATCAGCGGGCTTACTGCTATCCCATCGAGACAAAACGCGGTTGATATGTTGCGGAGGTACGCTATAGCACACCCCGTGTATCAGTCGTGGCAGCGTGATGTAGTCAGCCTGAGTCTTATCAGCAACAATCAGCCGCTCGGCTATCTGCATTTGATACTGAGGTGGTCGGCCTGTACCGAGATAAAAACTCACCAGAGAATCAGGGAAGCGGTTTAGCCAGTGTCCTATCACCAGCTCAGTAAGACTGCTTGAAGGCTGAGCATCATCTTCAACAACAATTACCCGGCATGTTTGCTCTGCTGCCCACTCAAGCGCACGCCGATGATTCCAGTTCGCGCCGCGGTTACCGTCATCAATAAGCAGATGAGCATCCAGCAGCGCCGCAAGTCGTTGCGCATGACCTATGCGAGAGTGATGGGCAACCACAACAAACTTAATATCTGTCTGCATCATTATGGGTAAACACCTTATTACGGGCTCGTCGTGCAGCTTCAGCAGCCTCCTCAAGATCATCGAAGAAGCCTACACAGTGCGCCTTTCCGTTGTGGCTGTAGTACGCATGCCACTTTCCGACCTGAGGATTCCATCTAACACCGCGCTTTCCAGATGAATTCCTTGTGATAGCGGGACCCTCTCGGTTTTCGCTGTTTTGCTTTGGAGTTACGAGCCTGAGGTGAGAGGGATTGACGCATAGAGTGTTATGACACTTATGGTCAACAAGCATGCCATGCGGGATGTCACCATGCTTCAGAAACCAAGAAAGGCGATGAGAAGACCAAAAAACACGACCGGCAGGCGTTCTCGGCCCCGCTATTTTCCCGTATATCTGAGGCTTGACATGTCTTCCGCCACCGGGTTGAATGGTTGCTCCGAGCCAGATCCAGCACTCATCGTCACCACGCTTATCAACCTTTTCCCAGAACCTTTCCTCAATCGGTCTTTTTTTAGGCATAGGAACACCTTCCACGAAAAGGAATAAAGAAATTTAATAGAGGTTACTTATGGCGCCAGAAAGCCACTTCCTTCCCTAGTCCATCAGTCTTAAACACGGTATGGATGCGTGGCCCAGTAACGATGCGATCGCCAAAAGACTTAGCGACAATGCCAAAAGCGATCATATCCCCCACCGCTGCGCCAGCCTGTTCTTTCTTCCAGAAACGATAACTCTCGATCCGGTAGTAAAGACGGATGATGCCGTGAGCGAACGCCATTACATCAGCGCGTGTGCCACCCAGCAGACCAGCATTAAGCATCACATCGTTGCGGTGCGCTTCAATGAACTCCTGATAGATACGCTCAGGATGATTCTGCTTTGCCCAGGTGTCGGCGTAGGTCTTCGGTTCGGAACCGACGTAAACATTCCCGGGCTGCATTTCATCCCATGGCGCGCGAAGCATTTCGACATCGGTACCATCGGTACACCAGACGAACCGGTATTCAGGGTGATCGCGTAGATGCTGCCAAATGTGAAGCCAGCGCCGGAAGTAGACGTTCATCTTCACGTCAGGAACGCGGTACAGCTCAACGTCTGCCGGGGCTGTCTGCAGCTCATCCACCAGCGCAATACGGCCACAATTACGAAGCGAGGCAGCCCACCTGGTCAGCATGTCAGGTGCGGCCGCCATTTTCGTACCGCGCTGCGGGTCAGGCTGGCTGGTCAGTAACGTAGTGATAACCACGTCGCGCTGACGCCGATATTCAACGTAACCGGTAAAGCCGTTATCACGTCGTTCGTTGTGGATCTTAACATTACGTTCCACCAGAGCCTGGCGGTCAGGCCTCGGTACCGAACGCTCCACCGCTTCATGCTCATCAAGAGAATGAATCAGCTTTTCTGAACCTATTACATCAGCGTAAGCCCACGTAGTCAGTCCAGCGTTATGAATGCGCAGGGCGAGGTCGCTGTGTTCGTACATGCCGCGACCATAAACCGGATCAAATCCTCCCACGTTTTCGATGACGCTGCGGTGGTAATACAGCATCACGCCGCGCTGCCCGGTGTATGCCACATGCTGATCGTCACGGTAAAGCACCGAAATGTCATTCAGCTTATTGCGACCAGCCAGATCGAGAAACTGGTAAGCCAGGTGTGGCTCGGGTGATTCGATGTAGGGAAGATGCCAGTTGTCGGCGATGGGCCAGGCATCGTCATCCCACAAGAATATATGCTCGCACCCGGCGGCCATCAGAGCAGCAAGGCTGGCGTTCTTCGAAGCGACAATACCGCGTGATTGTTCATGCCGAATAAACTTTACGTTATCAGTAACAACAGCTGCAGGTTTTGAGCCATCGTCTACCACAACCACCAGCGCACCACATGGAAGATACTTCATGTGCTGCTCAATGGCTCTCTTAATAACTTCCGGCCTGTTATGAGTAGTTATTGCGATGCCAATTGCTGAGCGTGGAATGCTGGCAGGCGCATATTGAATACCGTCTATCATTACCTGCATATTCACCACCATGGCACTTCAAGTTGTTTTATTTCAACTGAGCCGTGAATTGTTATCCTCCTCACTTCTCCGTTCTCTACAACTATAAAGCCGTCAGATCCGATCTCTGCTGCAATGACCTCACCTTTTTCATCGTCGGCACTAAAAACATTTTTTATCTCTTTACCATCAACTAAGACCTGATAGCGCTCATTGCGCAGGTCAATCTTTCTTCCTGGATCATCATCCAGAACTGTAAGTCTCATCTGCGTTTCCTTTTAGACGTGAGCCTGTCGCACGGCAAAGCCACCGAAAGTTAACGGCTTGCCCAGACTCACAGCTGAAAGACTTTCTTTGATGTGCGCGTGCGATGCGCATAAAAAAGCCCCGCTTATGCGAGGCACCGTTAGAATATTGCAGGATGCAATTATTCGACTTGAATCATTCCATTCAGTATTGAATTTTTAATTTTAGCTCTGGAAGATATTCTTTCCCATACTTCAGGGTTATCTTTCATTCGCTCTAGCCATTCACAGGCAGCCAAGCACATATCCTCACAGAACCCTATAGCACTTATCAAAATATCACCATTCACATATCCTATATGTGTTTTGCTATGAGTAATGTGTACTTGGGTTTTACCTGCCAAATCTGATGCTTCGTGCAAAAAAGCATTCCTTAAGTCCCAAAATAGCTTGGGTGTTATCTGAGCTAAGTTTCTTATTTTTGTCATTTCATTGCGGACATACTCAGGCATCCCTTCAGCTTTCGCAGGTTCATGCGCAAGAACAAAGTCAAACAAGTTGTCAGCCGTATACTTTCTACCTAGGTTTTCAGAAAACCAACGTTTTGCTCTTCCACCATTACCAACATCAGGTGTTTCAAGCTTTCCACATATATCAGGAATGGACAACGCAATAAAAAGAGCTGCGTGATAGTTTTTATCATCAAGAGATTTACGTATCGAAGCTATGTATTCTTCCATAATTGTCTCCTTGTTTAGACAAAGAGACGTTAGCATTTATGATTTGTAATTAAAACATAAACAATGTGTATATCAGATGACTTCAATCACTGTATATATAAACATTATTAATCCCGCCAGCAGGTGAGCTTTGTAATGGTTGCCACTATCCGAAGTGGCCACGCTCATGCCCTTGAGTTGCTGTCGCTTCATCGCCGCTGATAACCGGTCCGCGTCAGGCGTTCGCGCTGCTTTACCGGAGCTTGTTTTCATATAGGAACCTTGACCCATCACTACACAGGCTCGCGTTACTTTGCGACTCAGGGCAGCATAATGACTGCTGCATTACCTTTCGGTTGCGGTCTTACCGTTTTGCTACTTCACTTCAGTGTTCTCCTTCTGGCAGTTAACCTGCCACGCTTTGTTATGCGCCAGGATGTCTTTCTTCGTCTGGCGGTCCATAACGTCGATATCGTGATCAGTCAGGTAGATTGGCTTTACCCAGTCACATGAGGTATCAACCACCACCGGGACGCTTCCACGTGTCACGCAGCTCGCGATCAACATCGTCATCAGGCATGCGGTTAACAGTCTGCTGTACATTGCTGGCCTCTTTCGTTGCTTCTACCCGACGCTCCGCTACTGCTTCAGTTGCTGCGGCTTTTTCTTCGGTATTTTGCTTCTGAAACTTCGCTTCCGTTTTTGAGGTTCCTGAAGCATGACCAAAGCCGAAAGCAGCAGCTATAGCACCGAGAACAGCAACAGCCAGTCCAATAATCAATTCCATAGTCATATTGCCACCCGTTCCCTTACCCATCCGTAAACAAACGTCTCGTTCGCGCTGCGCTGTTCTGCCAGTTCGAGATAACGCTGACCCTGGCTGCAATTCAGGGCGCGGAGTATAACCAGCTCACCCTCTTTCCCTCGCCGGGAAAGATAGCTTTTTAGCGCGCTGATAGTTCGCGGACCGATAAAACCATCTGCAATCAGATCGGGATAGAGCGTTCCCTGAATGTTGAACACGTTCAGCCAACGCTGAAACCATTTTGTCTGCACCGATGGGCCCATGTTTACGCCGGTATCGCACAGTTCGGCGGCAATGGCTGGTGATACCTCAGAAACAAGGTCGAAGCGTGGCCCTGTCCAGTAGTCAGCAGTCAGGATATCCAGCGCCTGCTGGCGTGTAAGGTTGCGCATATCACCGTTATAACCGTGGGCGCGAGCTACCGCTTGCGTGATCCCCCAGTTCGTTGGACCGCCTTTGTCGTCTGGGTGATTAACGTAGCCGCCCTCTTTGCCGAGGATGGCATTAAATATTTCGTCTTTGGTCATGCGTATGCCTCAGGACGTCAATAATGCGTGCTACGTTTCCCCGAGCCCAGAGAACAGCGGCGCAAATCAGGACGTTCACCAGCACCACAAACCAGTGGGATTCATGGTACAGGCCGAACAGGTAACGGAAAGGGACACTGGCGTATACCAGCACCGTAAAATAAGCCATCAGCGATATCAGAGGGCGATGTCTTGCCCCGCCGCGCTGGTAGAACATCAGAGCAAGGACGATCACCCCACATATAAGGGCATTCACCATCGCACTCGGATCACTTGTTACCATTGCTGGCCCCTCCACCACGTAAACGCGAGAGAATTCCAAACAGGCTACCCAAATCCTGACTGTTGACGAACGTCAGCAGCTTAATAGCAATAGCGGCTACGATTACCGCGCCCAGCGCATCGAGTGGCCTGTCGCTATACCCCGTCCATTTGGAGAAGTAAGAGCCAAGCAGTGGAGCGCCGATAACGCCGAAAATGAATGAGGTGATGAAGTAGCCCACCAGCTTAAGGCGGCTGATATTAACCGCCGTCGCGACGTAGAACACCGCACCAGCGAATGCGCCAAACACCACACCGTAATCTATGCCGGTTGCCAGGCCGAACATGCTGGCCCCCATCAGACCACCAGCTACCGTAGTGCCAGAAACAGGATCGGACATTTAGCCCCCTCTTATTGCCGTGAGTCCTCTCAGAAATGAGGGGAAATAATTTTAAAAATTTGAATTTGCTTCAGAGATCATTTTATGAACATATACACCTATTATCTCCAGTGCTATCATGATAAGTCCTTTATTTCAGGAGGTTATATGATTTATCTGCTGGAAGGTGATTCATTTGTTGAGGTTGACGACTGGCAGAAGGTTTGTGCCAGGCCAAGCTATTTAGAAAATCTTGTAGTTAAAGATCGAACTCTCGAAAGAATTGTCGGCTACTACGAGCTACCTGAAAAAGTAAAATGCGGACTTTCCAATTGCCATAAGAGGCATTTTAAAGGTTATGTTGTTGAAACAGACGACAGCTCAGAAACCAACATTGGGCATGACTGCGGCTCAAAATACTTCGATGTTCAATTTGAAACCATGTCATCTGAGTTTCTAAATGCCCTCGAAATAGCAAAAGCAAAAGCCTTTATTTTGGACAATAAGGCCCGTGTTTTCGAATACTGGCAGAAAGTTAATGCGCTGGCTGTAGGCCCTAAGAACGTCTCGTGGGCTATCGATTTATACAGAAAAATAAACTCATCAGACGTAATTGGTCTTGCTGCTTACCGCGCTTTGAGAGAGATGCAAGCGAACGGGAATGGCAATGTCACTACGACCCGCCCTCCTACAGCGAAAGAAATAGAGCTTGCAAAAGCTTCAGGACAACCTGTACCTCAGGCTGTTGAGGTTATTGTTGGTTTCATTTCAAATATTGATTTTATATCGCCTGATAACGATTTAACCGAACTTTATGAAAATCAATTACGAGGAGTAGTTCAAGCATTACAGAATGCAGATCCTGAAAAATTATCAAGAACCCAAATGCGGCCTATTGTTAACGGTATCTCAGCTCTGAACACAAGAATTGAAAGGGTTAAAGAGATAATTGAAACAGCAAAAGTATTTTTTACACAGGAAAATCTTTCTCAGTTGATTATTCAACTGGAAGATAACAAAAACATCAGTTCTTCAGATGTTAAGCGTTATAGAGAGTTTGTTGAGAGTCTCTAAAAAAATAAAACCCGCTTCTGGCGGGTTTATGTTTTGTTCTGTTGCTCAGTACGCTTTACTGTCCCGAGCCTAACACAATTTAAGCACTTTCTTGCTCACTCTGCAACTTAAATCTGTCGCTATTTGTGCCAAACGCGTCACAAAGTGGAGCGTATAGGATCGATTCTGCCAGACTTATCCATGTGTCGATTCGGCGGCGGCATGTGATAAGGGTCCAGTCAGGATGTTTTGCATTAAGCTCGTTGGCCATCTGCAGTTTGCTCTTACGGAGTCGGTGGCGGTCGACGATGACGCCATAAAGTGATCGGTAGTAGTCATTCATCAGGACGGAAGCAATAACACCATCCACCTTCAGACCCTCTTCATCCGAGCAGAACGCCAGGCCGCTTTTGTTTTTGCTGGCCAGGATTTCGCGCAGGTAAGCTTCCAGCTCAGGTTTAGTGATACCGGATTTCTTCATGCGGCGCAGCGCATCGTTGATTGCGGTTTTGGTGATTTTTCCGGATGCGAGCAACTGGTTGAACATATTCCCGCCTGAACCACCACCGATGTATGACCAGCGGCCCCACATGCGGAGCTTACCCTGTACCCAGATGCTTTCGAGAGTGCGAAGGCGAACCATCTCGCCGGATTTGCCAACTTCTGAAGGATTGATCATGTTGCGTCTCCACTTACGCCAGTGCGCCGATTGCCAACGCACGATCTAAAAATCGAAACAGCAGCGTTAACTGGTCGCCGTGCTTCGCTTCAAATGCCACAGGATCAGTGTGCAACTCGTCGTGATGCGCTCTGCACAGCGGTATCACAAACAGGTCATGCGCTTTGGTACCCATTCCCCCCTGCCCGTGGCCTATCAGGTGGTGGGGGTCGTCTGCCGGGTTATTGCAGCAACTGCACTTCTGCGACTTAACCCAGCGGGTATACTTATCGTTCTCCCAGCGGCGGCGCTTTGGCCTCAGCATGAAAGATTCCGGTGATTCAGGATCGACCTTCACCGAGACTATCTTCTTAACTTTCTCCTGGAGGATTTCAGTAGCTGGTGGTGACTGAACAATCTCACTTTCCCGCATCACTGAGCTGTGTGATTCTGGCTTAATCCTGAGTGCCTGCGTCGCCAATGATTCAGGAATAAGGTCAGCCAGATCGTTACGTACCATCCACCAGCAGAACTCCGGCAACGTCAGGGTGTGGTCAGCGCTAAAGCCCAGCATAATATTCACCCTTTCGAGCAGCCATTTTACCAGGTTCTGCATGGCAATTCTTGCCAGTCTTTCAGTGGTTTGTTCACGTAACTGGTTATCACAGCCCCAACAAAGGCGAATGCTTCCGGGTGTGTGCCGCATTACCGTAAAGTCCTTTGAATGCCAGTCATTGTGGGGCCACTGACATTCGAATTTACGCTCCAGCCAGGCATCAAGACTGCTAATCCCACCAGCACGATGAATAAGCCGCTCGTTCAGGAAAAGCTCCTGCATACTGGCATCATCTGTCAGTGGCTGGTGCGCTTCCGGAATAAGACCAGATGGCAGATGCTGGATTGCTTCGGATGGTGTTTCAATCACAACACGGCCACGACGAAACAGCCACAGCAATTCGTTGCCTGGGCGGAACAGTACCACCCCGGACATTGGCGCAACTTCAGGTGTCAATATGGCTCTCACGCAATTTGCCCCTTAGCAATATGTTCAGCCCACAGGCCGCCAATCCAGCGCACGCCCTTTGCAGTAAAGCGGGACTGATTGAATGCGTAGTTAGTCTGGTTGGTGGTCCCTGTCTTAACTTCGAATCGCCCTGCTTCAATGTGCTTGCTCTTTGGTGTAAGAACACGGTTTAACCGGTACATGATGCCGTTCTCAATCAGGAACATCGCGAACTCTGGTTCTTTGGCGTTCAGGAGCTTGGCAACCTGCCGGAACGTCATTGAGCCAGTGGCTTTGACATAACGATCAACAAATTCAGCCTTAGGCGCTGCTATGGCCAGTTCTTCACTCAGGCGTTGCTTCTGTTCAGCAAGATCGGCAGCGAGGCGGAGGGCTTCAGGTAGTGTTTGCGGTACCACCATCCCGGCCCCGTTCTCCAGTTCCTGCCATCGGTCAACCAGACGGGCGGTAAACTCCGGACACAGCTGCGCAACGATCACATAGCTGTCTCGCTTGTTAACTTCGTAGTAGTGGTAAACCTGCTGGTTCTGAGGGTGGGTGTACTGCAATGCAGCATACCCCCCAATAACGCCAGAATTCATGAGGCGCTCGATGGTGACACAGACATTGCTGTGTCGTGAGTCGACCAGCTTAGCAATTTCACGGCTGGACATCGTTATTTGCTGTCCCATCGCGGCGGCGTGGTGAGTCGGACACATTACGGTGATATTCATCTGATTCATGCTCTTCTCCACTTATCAGGCGGCTGCACCCGCCAGAGGTTCATGTTCCTTGATCGATATCTCTACTCGTCCACCGGGTACTTTCGGCCCCCACTCCACCAGCATTCTCTGTACCTGACTGTCATCCTCCCAGATGCCAGCGTGCGTAAGCGCGTCAAACAGAGCCTTGTTGTAGTTGTCGATGTCACGGCGGCGAGCATCTGGCGGAAAGAGAAGTATCTCCACCGCAGCTGGTGACGATGATGGTTTTGGAAGGCAACGCAGCTGCTCAATGATTGCTGCGCATGCCGCACTCTGATATGCCCTGCCTTTCTCACTGATAAGATGTCGGCCTTTTAACGGCCCCTTGTTCGGGGCTCGCCAGTAGGTGTTGACTCTCGGAGGGAACGGGAGCACCAGTTTCATAAACTCACTCCCTGTTTTTTCAGCCATTCAACAGCGTTATCTCTGGCCATGTCTCCACCGGATAGCAGGCCTTTAATGATCGCTACCGGATCAGCATCCAATTCTGTTTTGACGACGGTAATGCCCCTGGCAGCGCCAGGAGCAATGGAGAGGTAACCTTTTTTCTTTAGCGCCTTCACATGCTCAGCAGCAGCGTTCTGCGATGAGCAACCAATCAGTTCAGCAAGCTCTATCAACGTTGGTGGGAAGCCAACCTTCTCGATATGAACCTTGATAGCTTCATACACTTCACTCTGACGCGGCGTTAATTCGATCATGACTCGACTCCATAACGCCCGTTCAGGCGTCCGATTACGCTGTTGAACATCGCCAGGCTTACAGCCATCGGTTTAACCTTCTCGTGGTACTCCTTCAGGATCGGAGGGACAACGACATTCCAGCTTGGCTTCGGATTTTTCTTCAGGGCTTTCTTAATGGCATCGGAGCATTGACGGGCAACGTCACGCACCGCGTTCTCCTGCTCGGTTGATAGCTTCTTCATGCTGCTTGCTCCCGCTTATTTGTCAGCGGAACAGCAACGCCGGGAATCAATTCAACCGCAGCTGACTCGGCCTGATTACCCCAGTGGTCCCAGCCTGGCGCACCGCAGCGGCTAAATAGTTCAATGCGCGGAACGTCACCGTAAAGCTTCTCCAGCCTGAAACGGGCCTCTGCTGGTTTCTGACTGTGTTCGCCGAGTGGACTGTAGATAACCTGCTTGATGCTCGCGCACTGGCGCTCAAGTCCATTCCCCCTGGTGGCTATCAGCAGGTCCTCGGTATTGGCTCGCGTGTAGTTGCCGCCGTTCATGCGGGTCTGCTCGTTAAGCAGGTCGAGGAAGTCGTAAAAGTCCTCTACTCCACCAGCCAGAAGAGCTTTGTTGATGTGCTGCTCTGCCAGCGGGTTGAACTTCACCCAGGTGAAGCCCTTCATCGTGCGGACCTTAAAGCCCCATGCTTCAGCCAGTTCAATAGCCTCGCGGGTGTGCGTTCCGGTGAACCACATGGCCAGAACAGCATCATCGGCAGCAAGGTCCCACACTGGAAGACGCTTCATGTCGATCAGCTTCATCGTGTCGTAGTGGTTAGTAGCCGCGCCGTTGCTGACGGTGTTGCCATATTCCCAGGCTGGGTCAGCGTAAATCAGAGAGTATTTCATCAGACGTTCCTCGCTCTGCCAGCCAGACACCAACCGTCACCGGTGGTTTTAACCCTCGGCACCATACTCAGGCAGCGCTTACGTTCCTTGAGAATTTTGGCGCGCATGGTTTCGTTCTTTGAGCGATTGAATGCCTCCATCAGAACGGTAGCAGCACGCAGATAAAGCCCCTTGTCAGATAACTCTTTAGCCTTGTCCATCATCGCAATGACAGCCGGGTTTGGTGCTGTTTCCTGTTTTGGCTCAGCGATTACTTCAGCTTTTTCGATCGGTGCGCGTGTGATGATCGGCCCAATAGGTCCTGTCGGTGCTTGTGCGTAGTAACGGAAGTTAGGACGCACACCTTTGCGCTCAGCGCGGTTAAGCATGACCAGGCGGCATACCGCACGCTGAACACTGTGCAATGCGTACTCCGGCAGTGCTGCGGCGATCTGCTTGTTCGTCAGTCCGGGGTTATTGGCCACGAACAACTGAATTGTTTTGAGAAAGCTCATGAGTTCGCTCCTCTGAAACCGTTGGGGACTTTGCTGTAGTCAGTGTTCTTGAAGCTGGAACGGAACACGCCATCCTCTCGGGCCCACTCTCCGTTGACGCGAGGAGGACGCCCAGCTTTGGCCCAGCTTTTCGCTGACTTCAGATAGCCAGGGAATTTGGAAGGCTGGAAAAGCGTCTGTGGTCGAAGGTAGGCTGCCATCGTCAGGTCTTCGCTCCACTTGGCGTTGCAGTAGTCCACCACCAGCGATAACTCTTCAACGGTGTAACCTTCCCCGATTCGGGCACGAATGTTTTGCAGGGAGGTTGTTGAAACCTGATAACGCGAACTGGTCACCTGGTTCAGATGGGTTAAAACCTGTTTAGCCTGATCGGTGATCAACACATCACCGTCGGGTTGCGGCGCAACCGGACAAATAGGGTTTTTAATATCTGTAGTATTCTCTGTTGTATTCTCTGTAAGAACATCAGTGCATTTTGACCTGATGAGAGCGGTTCGTTTTGAACCGATGGAGCGTTCCACTTTGACCTCTTCCATCGGTTCATTTTGACCTGATGGAAGAGTGCATTTTGAACCCTTCGATTTGGTCACTTTGACCTCATCTAAAAGCTCACTTTCGTAGTTGATCGTGTAGTAGTTCGTCATGTCGCGCTGAGACTTGTTCAGCTGCTCAACTTTGAGCACGCCGAGCTGCTTCAGGCGGGTGAATGTGCGCTTCAGCGTAGACTCAGACCAGAACGGGAACTGCTCCAGCCACTGCTCGTTGGTGTTGTAAATCCAGCGCACGCCGTCACGCTCCAGTCCGGAGGTGGTTTCTTTAAGCCAGTAGTTAACCTGCTGCAACGCAATAGCCTCGTTCAGGCCAATGCTGTATGCAAGGTCAGGGTTTATCACTATCGGCCGGGATGGCATCAACAGGCTCATGGTCGTCCTTTAACTCTGTAAATTTACGCTGGAATTGCTCAAGAGGGCTGAAGCACTCATGATCGTACCCTTCGCGAAGGTATATAACGCGTCGAGTCTGTGGCTCCCATCTGATGACACGGACAGGGACGCCGTAGTGGTCTTTGAATCGCCGGTTAACTTCAGCCACTCCTCACGCCCCTTCTCGTTCATCTGTGCAAAAGCCTCTACCATCGCGTTCTCAGGCTGGTAGTTGTTCACGGCAGCCTGGTCGTTTAATCTCTCCACATAGCCGAACGGGGAATCTTTTCCCACCAGTGGAAGGCATCTGAATTGCTTCGCTGGTCTCAATCGGTTTAAACTGTTCATGCGTTAGTTTCTCCACTGAATACGACACGCCACGACGCCCGGAGCTGCACACTCGCGGGCGTCACTTCTTTTGGCTTTTCTTACGACCGAACAGCGCGACAATCGCGCGGATTTCTTCTTCACGCGCAGCCAGGTGACGGCGGTGATGCTCGTGAATCTCTTCAGCTTCATGCGGTTCAATCACTCCATCTTCCAGGGCCTTCTGGATAATCTGATCAACCTGTCCGCGTGCTGCTGCAGTTCTCATGGCGCGGGTAAACAGGTCTACGCGATCGAGGTCTTCCAGCTGAGGAACGTCCACCAGCAGAGCGCCGCGACGTTGCGCGAAGTAATCAGCCAGGAGAGACGTGTTTGAAATGTCTTCCATCGCTTCCAGCTCGTTCACTTCAAAGAAGCGGCAGCCATTCTTCTCGTACAGGTTGTTGTTGAACTGCGTTACTGACATGCCAAGAGCACCAGCCATAGCCTCACGGCCACCTGGGTACGCTTTGCACATCGCTTTCACTACCTCTTTCAGGCTTGGCTCTACCATGTTGTTTTTCCTTTGGTAGTTATGTTTACGCAGTAGTTTCAGTAGACTGCAGCGGTGGGAAAACATCATCGATACTTACTTCTGCACCGAAATCATTGAGGGCAGAAACGATTGCACGGCACTGATCGATATTCATTTTCCTTTTGCTGTTTTCGTAGTGACAAACAGCCCCTTTTGTTACGCCAAGTGCACTTGCTAAATGCCCTTGTGTGATGCCCAGTTTTGTTCTTATTGCTCGAAGATTATTCATTTCGCTCTCCCGTTAACAACGTAAATATACATTTTGTATCTTAAATCCACAAGTGAGATATACGTTTTGTGACTCGATTAAAAGTATACGGGTTGTATTATTTTGGTATGACTATGAAATGGTACGACCTAGCTAAATCCCTGATGAAATCACAGGGGATTACTCAAGAGCAGATGGCAGAGCATCTTGGCATAACCAAAGGTGCAGTCAGTCATTGGTTGAATGCCCGGCGTGAGCCCAGCCTGGAGGAGATCGCACGAATCCTAGAGTTTTTAGGGAAAAAAAATTTTTCTGTTGGTGCGGGTGGTTTAATAGTTGATGAGACCCTTAAAGGGGATGTTGAGTACATTGGCCGATATAAACCCGGTAAAAAGTATCCCGTATTAAGCAGCGTCAAAGCTGGGGCCTGGGGAGAAGCTGTAGAAGCTTATACCATGAAAGATATCGATCTATGGCTTGAGTCTGATGCACATATCCAGGGAGAGGCATTCTGGCTAGAAGTTGAAGGTGATTCTATGACCGCGCCAGTTGGCCTTAGTATTCCTGAGGGTACCTTTGTCTTGTTCGATACAGGAAGAGATCCTATAAACGGCAGCTTGGTGATCGCAAAATTATCAGATACAAATGAAGCCACCTTCAAAAAATTGATCATTGATGGGGGTCAAAAATATTTGAAAGGGCTAAATCCGCAATGGCCTCTTGTTCCAATAAACGGAAACTGTCGAATCATTGGTGTTGCCGTTGAAACCAAGCTACGACTGCTCTAAAAACATCTGATGCCCAGCTACCCGGCTGGGTTCCAAGAATCATACAGCGCTACACGTCTAAATAGTCTTATACACATCTATCTTCATCCATTCTTTCGTTAATAAACAAATACATAATGTTAACCTCGATTTTTTGTATACAAATCGTATTGACCTTGATGAATACGTTTTGTATATTCAAATCATCAACAGCGAACATTGTGGGTAGGCAGTATGAGCACTAGCGAAAACAGAAAGATGGTAAATCTCCCTAAAGGGATGATGTTTACACCTGTTTATAGCAAGTGCCCTAAATGCGGTTGTCACCTACAGAAGTGGCATGACTCCCTTGATAATCAAATAGGCACCAAGCAAGCAAAGAATGGTGCCTGTGATACTGAAGGCGCGCTTAAAGCCAGTGCCAAGAAATCTCTGGCCCATGGCCTCTTCGACGATTGTGTAGCGTGGGTGATTTTTCCATTCACCACAGCAAAAAAATACGCCACCAAGAGAAATAAGAAGCGCTGAATTTGTAGGTAATTTTGGTAGCAGTCCACCAGCGGTAGAGAGGAATACGATCGTGCAAATGACGATCATCACCTTGTACCAAACATCCAATTGAAGGTTGGATAAAGGATTGTTCATGTTTTTCAGTTTCTTGGTTGTGTGAGAACTCCAAGAATACCACCGAGCCTGATGTGGTGAAAAGACAGGCAGCAAGTGCAGTACGGCATATGGCACATGTGCCGCAGCGGTCCGGGGATTCCTTTGACAGTATCCCGATCCAGCGGGTAGCCGGAATGTGCAAGCCAGTTGTGTACGACAGCCAGAGACGTTTCACCAGCGTGGCGATTAGGTGACAGCCCAGACGATATCTGAGTGGCTTAAAAAACAGATGGGAGCCGGTGGAATCCCGGCACACAACATGAAAGCGCACTCCATCAACTATCGGTTGTGGATGACAGGTAAGTAAACGAACGGAGTGCGCTTCCAGTTGTGTAAACCGTAGTCGCTGTATCAGATGCTGTGTGTAGTCTTGGCGGTCGGCAGTTTTAAATCCCTTAATGTCGACCGCCCCTTTTCACAACTGAAAGCGCGTTCAGCCGGTTCCTTGAGAGGCCTCAGTCGTTAAATCAACCTCAGGAGAACGCGCTCCCAATTGTGGAGAAGCTAACTGGCGGTGGCAGCCGTCCGTTTCACTAAGTGCCCTGGTTGGGTGCTTACTAAAACGAAACCCCTTTATTTTTTGTCGCCACCTGGCGAGGGATTCGTGCAACCAAAATTCAGCGGATATTTCCACTGGAGGACTGATGAACCACCTCGAATTTATTGAGAAAAACGTGCGGGAACAGCTGATTAAGCAAGGCTTTTCCTCTTCGGTGGCTCAGGGGGGGGCGTGGCAAGCGATTGATTTATATAAGCGCATGTCACAAGCCAGTAAGAAAGGCGCGATTTTCGACGATGTGATGAGGCATGCGAAAGCCTGGGCAGATAAACAGGTTTCAAAAGCTGAAGTTACCCGGAGAAAACGCACCTCACCCAAAGACCAAGGCGGCCTCTTCTAAGTTGTAAGGCCAAGAATTCAGCGCTGTGCAGAGCGCATATAACACGGAGAAACTATCCATGACGAACACACAGAACGTCACCGAGTTACAACCACGCATGACCAGAGAGCAGCTTATTGACGCAGCTCGTAAAGCAGCCCCTCTCCTTCCAGCCGCTTACGGTTGGCTGGTTAACGAACTGGCAACTCGCCTTGATGTTACCAGCGTTGCGCTGTGTGAAGCGTTGGCGCAGCGTAAGGAACTGGCTGAGCAGAACGCTACCCTTCGTGAAGGTGTCGCCAGCTGGGCCAAAGAGTGCGACCGCATCGAAGAGCGCCACACCAAAACTCCTACCAACATGCATCTGCTGGAAGCTCAGCGAGAACTGCGTGAGCTGCCTCGTGTCGTAATTTCCCTGAATAACGAGGTTGCTCTCTAATGGCTAACTCATTCAAGCAGATGACCAAGGCCGGTGTCATTAAGCGCACCGACACAGGAATGTTTATCGCCCTTTCCGATATCCATGTTCGTGAAGGTTTCAATAAGCGTGAAGACGACGAACGCACCCGCCAGGCTGATGATGACCTGTTCAACTACCTGATGAACGGTGGTTCTGTTCCACCGCTGGAAGTTATCGCTCGTGATGAAGGTGGAGTGTGGGTTGTTGAAGGTCACCGCCGTCGCCGATGCTATGCGCGCTGTGCTGAAGCTGGCAAGCCAGTAGACCGCATCCACATCATGCCGTTCAACGGTAACGATGTGCAGCGCCTGGCGCGCATCATGACCAGTAACAACCAGTTGCCTCTCTCCGATATGGAACAGGCTGCAGTTATTCAGGAGCTGCATAACGCCTTCAACCAGACCACCAGCGAGATCGCAAAACTGGTCAACAAGTCTGTTCCTACTGTCGAAAAGCTCCTGCTCCTTAGCACAGCTAATCACGACGTTCAGAAAGAAGTTAAATCCGGAACCGTGTCCGTAGATGTGGCCGTTGACCGAGTAAAAGAGTTCGGCGAAAAGGCCGGAGAGGTTCTTCAGAAGGATAAAGCTTCTGCTGCTGCCAAAGGTAAGAAGAAAGTCACCCGCAGCGTTATAGCTCCGGAAATTAGCGTTAAGAAAGCGCGTCGCCTTGTAGAGCTGATCAGCCTGGCGGGTATAAGCGACACAGGAGTTATCTCTCTCGAAGGTTTGGTGCATGCAGAAGTCGTGGAAATTATCGACGAGCACAAAGCTATAGCCGCTCAGCGTCATGGAGCAACATCATGATTACCGAAAAAAATAATGTTTTTTATTGCGACTGCGGATTTTCGTTTGAGAAAGGTCGCAGTGGTGCGCACGATTGCGGGATTGGTCTGCGCAAGAAGCTTGCTGAGTCTGAAGCCAGATGCGCGGCGCTGGCTGCGGAGAATGCGGGGCTGAAGTCTGCACACCCTCAACCATTCGGACCTGTGATGATGAAGGCTCTTGATGCGTATGAGAAGCATCAGGATGAAACGCCTGAAACAGGGATGCTCGATGCGTTCTTTATCCTGCGTGACAGCATCCGAGCTGATACGACCGCCACCGACGCTTTCCTGGCTGAAGTGCGGGCGCAGAGTGTGGAACAATTGGCATCGCTCGCTGGCAATGAATGTCAGCGTTACAAATCAGTAAACGACCGCGCCGGCGTGAGAAAGTGGAAAAGCATCGTAATTCTGTGCACGGACTTCGCTGCCCAGCTTCGCAAAGGAGTGCAGTCATGACACGCATACGTAACTTTGGCTGGAATCGCCTCAAGCTTGCAACCCTGTCTTACGAAGAGATAAGCGCTCTCGAAGAGCAGGTGAAGCAGGAGCACGCCTGTATCGATGGTATCCACATGTACGACAAAGCAGGCCGTGACAAGCTCGATGCCCTTAGCTGGGCTGTATACAACAAGCAGAAAAAAGGAGTGCAGCCATGAGCAACAATATTCAAGTGCTGAAAGCTTACTACGTGCAGGGCGATGAGTACGGGATTATCCGTTTTGCTAAAAGCAACGTGGTCGCTCGCCGTGAAGGTGCGAACGAGCTGGAAGAGGAATTCAACTGCGTATCGTGTAAGCGCATACCTGGGGCTGATAAATACGCAGAAATTGGTCGTGTCCCACCTCGCGTTCTGGTTGAGGAGTTTGGATTTTGGCAAGAGTGCGCCTATTGCAACTGTCACGTTGATGAAGAGACAGAAGGCCGCGTATGGGGTGGCGATTCTGTGTATTGCGATATGGAGTGCGAGGCGCGATGGATTAATCATCGCCTTGATTGCGAAGCGGAGCGCAAGCGTACTCATGAAGCAGAGCAGGCCGCCATTGCGGAAGCGGAAGCAAAATTCCCTGGAATTACAGACGTCACGGCTTACATCGGGCACAAGAAAGACATCACGGTTTATTTTAGATTCCCTGGTGGATTATCAAAGGCCTCATGGACTGTTGGAGAGAATCATGTGGGCACTAGCCGTGATGATGGGGAAGCGTTTAAAGCGTACATCAACTCAGTTCGCCAAGCGGAGGCTGCCCAATGAGCAACATCGATAAACGCGCATTACGTGAAGCGGCGGAGAAGGCGACTCCGGACGATTGGAAGTATTCCACTTTTGACTGTGCCGTTACTGATGACACCTCATCGTTGGTCGTTGTGAGGATGGGTAGTGGTCATCTCAACGATGAGCAATCCGCTCTAAATGGAACTTTCATCGCCGCAGCCAACCCAGTCACCGTGCTGGCGCTGCTGAATGAGCTGGAATCCAAAGACAGGCGGATTGCTGTGCTGGAGGGGGAGCTTGAAGTCGCTCAACACGACTTATCCGATACAGAAGACGCAATGCACATATGGGCTGAACGCGCAGAAAAAGCAGAGTCGAAATTCTCTGTACCGGTTGCGTATGCTCCCAAGGGTCACATTGGACGCTACCTGAACGGTGAAAATAGCGGTTGTTGGGTGTACGGAAATCCAATAGGTGAAGATTACGACACTCTCTACATGGCAGCACCTAATAACTCTCAGCATATTTCCCGCAACACCATTTGCGAAATAGCACACGGAAAGTGCAGCAGAATACCAGGTGCAACATTCTACAATGCCGCAGAGTTTGCGCTTGACGAAGTTTACCGCGCCGCAGCCGGTAAAGGAGAGTGATATGGCACTGACAAAAAAACAGCGCGCAGAGCTGCGCATGAAATTCGGAGGTCGCTGTGCTTATTGCGGGTGCGAGCTTGGCGACAAATGGCACGCCGACCACGTTAAGCCGGTCATTCGTTTCAATGGGCAGATGCTTCACCAGGAGCGCGATGACATTGCCAACCTGGTACCGGCCTGCCACCCATGCAACTTGCATAAGCACTGTAGCAGCCTGGATGATTACCGCCGAATTATTGACGACGGTCGCCGGGAGTTTCTGCGGTCAGGCAAGGGAAAGGCGCTGGTTCGTATGGGGCTGGTTGAGATGAAGCCCGATCCGGTTGTGTTCTGGTTTGAACAGTATCAGGAAGGAGCGACAGCATGAGCACTATTACCAAAGAATGGCTGCAGCAGAAAATTGCCGACATGGAAGCCACCCGCGATGATATCCCGTTCGGACTTGGCGAAGATGGAACCAACACTCTGGCGGCGCTGCGTATCGCGCTGGCATCGCTCGAAGCGGAGCCTGTGGCGTACATGCACCGCAGCGGGCAAGTGGTGAAGCGCGAGGAGTGCTGCGATGATAAGACGTTTGCTATCTGCTGCAAGGTCGAAACGCCTCTCTACGCGTCCCAGCCAGCTCCGGTGGATAATATTCACCCGCTTCTAGAATTCGCCAAAGAATATATCGAGTCGTGGGATTTGGGTATGGCTGGTGACAGTAGCCTGTTGGCAAGCGCTAAGCAGGCTATTGCGGATTCATCTGCTCATCAGCCAGCGCCGGTATCTGTGCCGGATGATGTACTGAAAGGGCTCTTACCTGATGCCGAGAAGGCAGAGTTCTGGTTTGAGCATAATGGGAAAATCCTCTTTGAAGGTGTGAAGTTTAACAATGCGGTATTTGACGCCTGCCGCGCCGCCATGCTTCAGGGTGCCGATGGCAACTCTCCGGTGATTCCGGATGGTTGGGCACTGGTGCCTGTCGAGCCGACAGAGGAAATGCTTGCAGAACTCTGCCTAGTTAAAGGTTGGACGGCCCGAGCGCTTAATACCCGGTATCAAGCAATGCTCGCCGCAGCCCCCAAGCCGGAGGCCTGATGCCAAGCAAACTCAAACAGCGGCGCATGCGCCGCCTCAAAGCCGATGTGGCATGGTGGAGAGAGGAGGCAGAGTATTGCCGCTCCCGCATGCTGGATCTGGCCGGAGAAGTAGACAGACTGAAGAATCTGGTTATCCGCGTGCCGATGCCAGTTCTCATGCCAAAGGAAATGGTCCACCAGCTTTATTACACCGAAACAAAAAGATGTCGTACCTGCAATGATGGGCTCCGTGGTGGTTGCTCATCATGCATTTTCTATAAGAGATAGCCGGGTGCAGCCGGTTAAGTGGAGATCAACGTATGGGGCAGTTAGTAACACTACATGAGTGGGCGTCGGGTCCTAATGGGTTCAAATATCCATTAAGCAACTCAGCACTAAACAAAATAGCCAAGACCAAGCAAACTTTCCCACCAGCTTTAAAGCAAGGTCGCCGCTGGGTTATTGATGAGGACGCTCGTTTTATTGGCATGGTAGGCAATGTTGATATTTCATCATCGTTATCAGACAAGGCTCGCCAGTTAGTGGAGAAAGCAATAAATGGCAGCTCGCCCCAGAAAGCATAACGTTAAAATACCCAACCTTTATTGCAAGTTGGATAAACGTACATCAAAAATTTACTGGCAATATCGCCATCCTGTCACTGGAACGTTTATAGGTTTCGGAACCGATGAAGAGGCAGCAAAGGCCGCTGCAACTGAGCTGAATCGGATAACCTCTGAGCAGGAAACTCGTCAATCTTTCGCACTGATTGATATGGCTATGAAGAGTACCGAAAAGAAAGAACAAGGAATTCGTGTTGCAGATTGGATTAAAAGGTACGTAGATATTCAGATGGAAAGGATGCGTGACGGAGAAATAAAAAAACCGACCGTAAAATCTAGGAGGTTATGTGCTCAAGTTCTGGCTGACAGAGCTCCTAACGTTCGCCTAAAAGATGTTGACACGAAGTTAATCGCAAAAATTATTGATGAATATAAGTCTGAAGGTAAACATCGAATGGGTCAGCTGATTAGGAGCGTACTTAACGACGTATTTAAAGAGGCTCAACATGCTGGGGAGGTTGAACCCGGCTACAATCCTGCTTTAGCAGTTAAAAATCCGATAGCAAAGGTCAAGCGAAGCAGGCTCAGTATCGAACAATGGAAGCTAATCTATGAAAGCGCGGGAACATTGCCACCATGCGCTCAGAATTCCATGCTATTGGCTTTGGTGACGGGTCAACGTATTGGTGACATAGTGGCGATGAAGTTTAGTGATATATGGGATAATCATCTTCATATAACTCAAAGTAAAACAGGAATGAAGTTAGCTATTCCTTTAAATTTACGGTGTGATGCTATTGGCATGACGCTTGCTGAAGTAGTAAGTAAGTGTCGAGACCGAGTTGTTAGTCCATACCTGATACACCATGTGAAACATCATGCTTACGGTAAAGCTGGTTCTCACGTTCCTGAAAAAACAATATCTAAGTATTTCAAAGAAGCGAGAGATAAAGCAAATATTGACTGGCCAAAGGATTGTATTGCCCTGCCCCCATTTCATGAGCAGCGATCACTTTCATCTAGAACCTATAAAGCACAGGGCATTGATGTCAAAACTTTGCTTGGTCATAAAACTGAAGCGATGAGCACAATGTATGGAGATGATCGTGGTCTGGAATGGAACAAACTTGTGATTTAGCGAGATGGATAACTTTTAGAAAGTGCCAAATGATAAGCTGGAGTTATATGAGTTTTGGGGATATGTTTTGGGGATGATTTGGGGAAGAAAAATTAACCTTATAAAACAATAAAATAAAAATCATCGAATTGTTCCACAAGCAATCTTCTACCAGCAACACATAATCCAACAGCCAGCGAACCCGCTGGCTGTTTTCTTTCGACCCCGCTCATCCCGTGCTAATGTAGAACGCTGCATACTGGATTATCACCGGGAAATCGTTATGACTGACGACGTTATTGGGGC